ACTCTTCTTTCGAACCATGCCCACTCCATGTTCAATACTTTCTGTACAACATTTGGATGGGCAATTACGATTTTTTTGTTATTCAATAAGTCTTGAATTAAAAGGTCATTTGGCAATCCTGGCGAGAATTCAATATCTCCCAACTCTCCAGAATTTTTAGAAACCTTATAAACCTTATCCTCACTCATTTCAATTTCGGTTTCTTGTTCTGATAATTTCATTAACTATCGCCCTTAACAATCCATTCTTTTTCGTCTTGAATTTCTGCACGGCGTGTTTTACACAACTTCATCAATTCATTAAGGTGTTTTCTTGCACGAATTCCTGCAGACTTATTACCTTTTTGAAATTTTTCATTTTCTAATTTATACTGTTCTAACTCAATTGTTAGTTGGTCATGTGTTTCCATTTTTTAATCCTCATCAAATGATGGGGGGAATGGTTCCCCCCCAATTTTTTACTCTGCCAAGAATTTTTTCTTTTTATTCGGCAGTGTTTTAGAACCACCGATATCAATTCGGCGAGGTTTCTTTTCTTCTGGGATTACATGTTCTAATTCAATAACAAGCAATCCATTCACTAATTCAGCACCCACTACAACAATATCGGCATTTAATGTAAAGGTTCTTTCAAAGTCCTTTCCAGAAATACCTCTATGTAGGAATGCAGAATCATTTTGTTTTTCTTGGACAGAACCTTTTACTCGTAGAATACTTTCTTTTATTTCTACTTCAAGTTCGTCTTCCGAAAATCCAGAAACTGCGATTTCGATACGATAGTTCGAATCTGTTTCTTTGATTACATTGTAGGGGGGATAGTTTTGCGTTGTTGCTTGAGTCATTGCCTCAAGTTCATTAAACAATCTATCAAACCCGACACTGTAACGCATAAATGGGTCTAAACTTCTTAATCTTGTACTAACCATGTTTTCCTCCTATATTTAGCAAGGTTTATGTACTGTCCCTTTCGGTAACATGTGGATTTTACTGCGATTGCACGATGGAATCCACGATCCATATACTATATATAATCAATATATAATATTATTCAAGTCTGGTTGAAAAAAATTTGGGCCTTTTAGAACTTTTCCATCATCTCTATAGATGGGTTTACCATCAAGTCCTAGTTTAGACATATTGGAACGATGAACTTCATCGAAACATTTATCTAAGTCTATACCATAGGCATGTCCAGCGCCATAAACAACATACAACAGATCAGTTAATGCATCTGCTACTTCTACTAAATCGTTGTCTAGGATTGACGCCACTCTAAGTTCTTGTAACTCTTCTTCAATCAACTCATTTCTTAAATTAACAATTTCTTTACTTGGAAATTTTGCCTTTTGTACAACTTCTTGTCCAAAGGTTTCCATAAACTGTTTTACTTTTTCAAAATTAGTCATTAAGTAGTTCACCTTTCAAATTATTTTTTTCTACCAATATTATACTTTGGTACTAACTCCCAATTATCTTTCTCTTTATGAGAAATTATTTTAATTTGAGAAATAGGGGCACTTTCAAATTCGTCTGTCTTAACAACATTGATTAATCCCCACTCTTTCAATAGATTTACAACTGTATTCCTTCTTGCCCTGTCATTGTCAGAAAAGTCTGATGATTTTCCATCAAGTTTAAATAACTCTTTGAAATGAACGATGTAATATTTTCCTTGTTTATGAAGAATATGGCAAGACTGATAAAGTTTTCTATCTTTTTTTGATGCGACACCAATTCTAGTTAATGTCTCTCTAATTTTCAAGAAGTCTTCTTGATCACCAAGTGCAACTTCCACTAAAGTTTCTAGTACTGACATAATTATCCGCCTTTATTCATTTGACTCTTAATATCATCTATTTGTTCTTTTGTTAAGATATTAAGTGCCTGTTCTGTTTTTTTATTATTATATCCATAATATTCTTTTACATAATCAAAGTCATTATGAATAGTTTTTTTATGCCAAGGTGAAAACCTTTTCCTTGGACGTATACTATTTAGTAAATAATCGAATTGTAACTTATTATCAAGATTATGATATTTGTTCATTTCGTTGGCGTATAATATAGTATCTTGGAAATTAGAATAGTTCTTATTTACAAGGTATGCCTGATAGTTTTTCTCCCACTGTTCATCATCACTATCCATCAACCTCTTTTTTGTATGAGAGATTGCAGGGATGTAATCTTTAAATAAATCGTAACTCATTTCCAGTCACACTCTACCATTAATTCAGTAAGACATGCAACTAGATTGATTTCCTGATCGGCAACAAAGGCAGACTTATATGAATACTCTGCAATTGTTACGACTGCCTGAGGTATGGAAGATGGTTCCATATGGTCGTACAGTCCATCATAGATACTTCTAAACAAAGTATTAGGGTCATTGTCTAAATTTTGATTTACCCATCCACGCATATCGGTAAACTTTTTATCTTTTAATGCAGATACCAATTTACCAAGATTTATTTCTCCAACATCAGTGAGAAGGCCTTCGTCAATCTCACCACCTATAGAATATCTTTGCAACTCATTTAAAACTCTTCTCCAATCTGGAAAGTGTTTCATTACAAGTTGTTGAATAACTTTTTCTTTATACTTGATATTCTCACTATCAAGAATCTTAAGAACCCTAGTGTAAAAACCAGACGCAAGTTTTGGTTTGTCTTTTTTTGCAATCTTAAATTCTACTAGAGAGCACCGACTATGAAGTGGTTCGATGATACGATTTTTAAAATTACAAGTGAGAATAAATCTGCAATTGCCTGAGAATTCTTCGATAAACCCACGCAAAGCAGGCTGAGTCGATTGCGGATTGAGATAGTCTGCCTCATCTAAAATAATAACCTTTCCAAATTCTGCATCATCACTCGCACTAAAACTTACAGTTGATGCATAATTTCTAATCTTGGTTCTAAGAGTGTCGATGTTTCCATCTTCTGAACCGTTCACTAATATATAGTCAACATTCAGTTCTTCACACAACGCTCTGGCAACAGTTGTTTTACCGATGCCAGGCCCTCCTGCAAGGAGTAGATTAGGAAGACTACCGTTCTCTACGAACTCTTTGAAGGTCGCCTTTAGGTCGGACGGCAATATGCATTCGTCAATGGTTTTAGGACGATATGACTCTACCCATAGATAATTTTCTGAACCCATCCTCACTCTCCATAAACAGAATCTTGTTCAAGTGTAATCCAATACTGAATAGGAAGTTTCTGATGGCGGAAAGTTGAGATTTTGTTCTTCGAAATACTTACAGAATAATCACCTTCGATAAGTTTCAAGTTCTCAGATTTGAAGAACATTCTAAAGTTTTTATCACTCTCACCAACTGGTTCTTTTGCAACATTAGAAGTGTCATCTTTCTTATCTAATGCACACAAAAATACCTTTGAATCATCACCAGTTTCTAAAGAAAAATCTGGAAGTCCACTTATCGATGCAACTTTATTAATTGTAGAAAGTGTTGCACTAGGAATATTAACATCGATATCCCAAGTTGGAGATGGTTTAGAACCTGATGGATTGTTTTCTGATCCATCTAGTTCAAATGTATTTTCTGTATATACAATGATGGATGGTTCTGCAGCATAGAACTTGTAACTCTTTTCGCCATTATACATCATCACATACTTTTCGTGAAATTCAAGTTCTGGGTACACAGACAAAAGATTTAAAAACTTTGTCAAGTCATATATACAGAAATCAACTGGGAATTCTTCTGTTACATCTGCAGCGGCAAGAATATTTCGCATCACGGAAATAGTCGAAAGTCGATTACCTTTTTTAAGATAAATCGACTGATTAATAGTAGAATAATTCTTTAAAATATTCTGGGTTGTTTCACTCAATCTCATTTATATTTTCTCCATAAGTTAAATCATGATTATGTAATGCCAGTAAACCATAATGAATCACTTTTAATATATCTTTTCTATGATCTTCTGGTGATCCCTTTTTACCATATCTTTGTGTATATTTCAATACATTTCCCAAACAAAATCCTTCGCCCAAACCATTATCCATAATGAATTCGGTAGATTGGAATTTACCTTGCGAATAGTGTTGACTATATGTATTGTCGATGTATGCCCGAATCTCTTCGAGCAATACATCTTCGTTGAATTTATAATTTATCAAAATGGTTCCTCATTAAATAGTTCATCTTCAGCAGTTCCCATGTTTATAACATCTTCACCACCGTTAATCTTAGTGAACAGGTCAACAAACGATGACTTTGTATCTTCATCAAATCGATTTGTACAAAGTTCTACTGCCTTGAACACATCACCAAAGATTGAATATGTCTCGACAATGTGGACTAGACGGCGAGTAGAAATGATTTCATCGATACCACCTTCTTCAAAGGTTCGGCGAATTGCGGAAGCCCAAGTGGTAAGGTCTTCGATGATTTTTGTTTCTTCAGAACCAACCTTACCAAAGGAAGTAAGATGGTTTGTAAGAATTTTCTTCTCTACCGATTGAGTAGGATACTCCTGTTCAAAGGTAACTTTGAATCGTTCCAAGAACGCCTCATTCAGAACGTTAGTACCGATAAACCGTCCATCATCAGAACCTTTACCTTTTGTGTTTGCAGTTGCAATCACTGTAAATCCAGGCGCAGGATAAACCATACGATTATCTTTCTTTAGGTAAACACCTTTACCATCAATAATAGACTGGAGACACATAATCTTATTTGATGCAAGGTCAATTTCATCAAGAATAAGAACTGCACCTCGTTCCATTGCATCAACAACGGGGCCTTGCGAGAAGACAACATTACCATCAACAAGGGTTTTATCCCCCAGCAAATCTGATTCGTCAGTTTCGATAGTAATTGGAACCGTAATACATTCACGTTTCAGTTGAGCACAAAGCTGTTGCGATCCATAGGTTTTACCGTTTCCAGAAAGTCCAGTAATGAAAACAGGATAAAAGATTTTTGATGAAAGAATCTTTTTCATATCATTGTAGAATCCGAACTTAACAAAGTTTGGATCTTTTTCTGGAACCAATGATTCTGTATGACGTTTTGGCATTGATACCGCCGACTTTTTTGTTTTTGTAATAGGGACAACATTGCCCGTAAGCATGTTGAACACATTACTTACATTATAGGAACCATGTCCTTGGCGGTTTTGTGTTTTACACAACCATTGAGGGATTGCCTCACCAAACTGTTCTGCCTCTGCAAGGATGTCTTTTTTACGAACAACATTGCCATACTTGGTTTGGAGTTTTGAAAGGAACTCTACCTTTTTGTCTTTATTCCACATTATATATTCTCCGCAGGGAAGGTTTCACAAATCATCATTACAAGTACATAATACCAAAAACTACTAGGGTTGTCAATAGTTTTTGGCAATTATTTCACCAAATCGACAAATTTATTTAGAAGTTGGCGACTGGTTTTTTTCTTGGATTGGAATTTTGCAAACTGTTTTGCAATTTTTGCATTAGTCATATTATCACTAACTTCCAACTCATCTTCACTACCTTGGTTACGCATATCAAGAATGTAGTATTCGTCATATCCACACTTAGTAGCTGTCAAAAAACCATTTGTACGAGACTCTTTTAGGTATTTTGAATAATCAGTCCAGACTGTATTGTTACCCATGTAATTGTAGATAGCAGATTTTAAGTCCCGAAGATTATTCACAACATAAAACCCAATAGAAGAGGCATTATGTTTATTTTTCATATAATTCAAATATGCATCAGTTTGAGTATGTTTTTTTGTATCATATGAAAAGAATGTTCCTGTATTCTTGTCCTTTACAAAAACCGTACTAGAATTGTGAGTCCGGCGCCAAGAAAATCCTTTATGAGAAATCCACTTTTGTCCATCGGAGGTTTCATCAACATATTGGAAATGATCTCCTGCCTCACCATCTGTCAGAACTACAAAACTCATTTTCTGAACTGAGTTTTCTTTACGAAACTTATCTACTACTCTATCAAGAATAATCAAAGAATCGTTAAGAGGAGTTCCACCCATACGGTATTGATCCAGTTCATAAGTTATACCATAAATATGATATACATTTGCATATGCAAGATTGATATATTGCCGACATGCTTCATAGAATTCAGACTTTTTCATTTTATGAGACAACATGCAATGAAGTTTTACATTTTGACTCAAAACATGTTCACCTACTTCTAGGGATTCCAAAATTTCATTTTTGTTAACTTTAGAACGATTTTGATCACTGAAGTTGTAAACCTCAAAAGGAATTCCAACACGGCGACAGAACGTTGCAAGAATGATTGTTTGTTCTACCGTCTTAACCAACTGACGATGCATAGAACCTGACCAGTCAACAAGCATAACCATACCATGGTTTTTGCCTTCTGGAATGACATTTTTCTTTTTAAAGATATCGTCATTCAACTGGAAACTCCAAAGTTTGTTGGAGTTGATATTACCAGACTTCGCAATATAACTTTTCGCATACTCATCTGCAGACTTCTTCATTTCAAATTCTTTTACAAGATAAGAAATTGTTTTGTTATGTTTTGCAAGAAGATTAGTATATGAGTTTGTCCAGTAGTTCTTCATTTTTTCAGTTGTAATCAAACTCATATCCAACTTCTTCGCAAGATCATCACGCACTTCTGTCCACTGAATAATATAATCATTTGCATTGAATTTTGGGATATCAAGATATGTGATAGACGCTTCATGATCTATCAATTCTTTAAGTGCATCTGCAAGGTCGGTTGCTGTCTGAGACTCAAACTCATTATCATTAATTCCAGAACCACCTTCTTTCCCACCAGTAGATGTTGTAGATGTTTCTTCACTATCTGATGGTTCTATTTTATCACCACCGTTTGCAGAAACTTTTTCTTCTGAAGAAGATTTGGAATCATCATCATTTCCGTTTTCTGAATTTTTTTCCTGATCAGCATCACCATCACCATCAGTCTCTTCAATCTCTTCAGAACTGTCAGAAGAAATATCAATACTTTGTGCATCTAGATTTTCTTCTTCATCGGATGGTGAAACAGAATTTTGCATTTGATTTTCTTTTTCTTCTTTTACTTTCTCAGAAATGAAGTTAAAGATTTTTTCTGCAACATCCGCAACTTCTGCAAATGTTTCAGTTTCTGCAACCATTTTTACATATGGAAGTTCTTCTGTAGTAAAGTAACCCTTTAGATCATACTGGTTCGAAGGGTATTTAAAGAACACATTGATTTTATCGATAAATGACATATTGCCGAAATCGGATTGTTGAATTCCGAAAAAGTCTTTGTCATGAAGTTCATCATAACCTTTGAAGAAAGATGAACGCAAGCCAGGAAACTTTCGTTTCATCAATTTTTCAATTCGAGCATCTTCTATAACATTAACAAACGCTTTGTTAGAACGTTTGATTGCATTTTCTAAAACACCTTCTTCTGAAGGAGTATATAAAGCATGTCCCACCTCATGTCCTACCAACAGGTCATAAAGTGTACCAGACATATCTTTCCAAAGAGGGAGGGCAAGAACACGATTTTTTACATCAAAGTAAGCAGTCTCAATATTCTTGTGTTGAACCGAAATGTTTTCTTCTGCCATTAGTTTAGCAAGAAGACTTTTCGAATTCTTTGTGAACATCACAACATCATTCATATCAAAAATCCCATATAGAGAACCAAATCACTATATGATGATCTCATATTACAGGGGGTTTGTCAAGCACTTTTTAAAAAAAACTATCCAAACTTATCACTCTTTTATGTCGAAACATGTCGAAATCGTCCTTATCCTTTTGAAAACACCAGACATTTTCCATATAAATTTTATTCATAAAGGTATTCATTTTTTCTTTATCGAAGTTGCCATCTTCATCAGAAAACACCGCCTTTCCTTGTGGCCTTTGCATAATTCGCATACCAACCTGTCCAGTAAACGAATCACTCAACATATCCACAAGTTCATCACCAGAACGATACCTTTTACCCTTAATCTTGGGATCCATGATGTTTATCAACATATGTCCACCACTTCTAAGAGAATCGAAGGTGTTTTGAGATACTGGTAAATAAAAATCATCTCTCCATGCTTCATATTCATTAAATTTTGCCCAAGATTGATCTTCGGAATGTTCTCCACCTTCATTATATCTTTCTGTTGAAAAATATGGAGGCGAAGTAAATGCACAATCAATGTCACCAATATCATGCCAAGGCAGATTCTCTGCACCACAACGATAAAATACACAAGTTTTCTTATCACCATAAAGTGCGAAATAATCTTCTTTATCTACGATTTTATAAGCGTTACCTATTAACTTAGAGTATTCTTGTGCCTGAATTTTATAATTCTTGAATGTGTTTGGATTTGGATCACAACCAATATAAAGTGTTGCATTAGAACAAAAGAATCCTGCAAGTCTATCTCCCCAACCCATCGAAGTATCCAAAACTCTCTTTGCGGAAGTCATTTCATATATGCACTTTGCAACTAACGGTTTAAACTGCGTAGCAATGTATGTACCGAGTCTAAACGCCATCATGTACTGTTTGTTAGTTAATTCCCAACTATCGTTCACACCTCGCCAGATGGGGCCTAGCACACCCCAAATGTTATCACCCTCGTTCCACCTATCTACTGGTGATTTATACCCATAGGAACCACAGGACATTCTTTCTTTGTTTTGGAAATAATCACTCACTTCATTGAAAACGGATGGGGCATCAATCAATCCAATACCATATTCTTTAAAAGAATATTTGTAATCATCGTATTTTTCAATAACCTCTTTTTGTAAGTTTTCTACTGGAGAAATATAGTCCGAATAATCTGCAGACTTTAATTTTCTAAATTTAGAAACAAGTTCATCATATGAAAATTCTTTATATGGAAATAGAGGTTTTTCGGTTGTTATGTACTCTGCAACCGTTGATCTAAAAACATCACGACCATATTTTTCTGTCGCAATAGTAAACAATGTACTATCCATAACAGGCAATCTATTTTCATTCGTAATGGTTTTTAAAAAATTATAAAGTTCTTTGTTACTATCTGTCTTCATCAAAAATGTCCAATCACTGTGTTGCGTTCGTCTGCAATTCTCTCAAGAGATAAAAGATATGTCTCTCGTAAAAGTTCCGAACCATAATATTGTCTATCACTTCTAATACATGCAACTGCAGTTGTGCCACTACCCATAAAAGGATCATAAACTATATCATTCTCTTTAGTATAATTCAAAATGCATCTTTTTGCAATAGATATTGGCATTCCATATGAATATTTTTTATATTTTTCACCATATCCATCGAACCATACATCTGGTTTAAATTCTTTTGACATGTATTGTTTTACTTTACCTTTACCAAAAGTCATTACATTACCGTATGTCAATCTATATAAATCAACTTTATCACTCTTAACCCATATCTTATGAGTCAGTAATTTATAACCCAAACAACTCATTGAGTGTTTCAGAATACTAGATTTGGGTACAATAGTTCCATTGTATTTTCTGTCGGTAAAGGCAACAGTAAATGCATTACTTTTTGGTTTTGCAGCACTAAAAACTTCAATTAAAAAATCTTGATAAAGGTCTGGTTTAGATGGATCTATACCTATTTCTTCAAAATCTGGTGGACTTGTAAAAAGATAATCATATTCCAACTCACCAATCCATTCTTTGTAATCACCTAATAATAATTTACTTGTCATTATGTATTTTGTCCAATCCTACTAAATCCTTTTACCTTTTCAAATCTAACAACACTGTGGAACTTGTCATATAGTATATCACCCTTATGACTGATAACGAAAACATTATTACCACCTAAAGTATTTAGCAGTTTTAAAAACTCATCTGTTCCAGTTGCATCCAAAGAACTATCAAACACTTCATCAAGAATAAGTAAGTTGGTATTAACACTATTCTTCATACGAGCGATTTCTCTCCAAGTAAACAGAAGTGCAAGGTCAATACGCATTTTTTCACCTTCAGAGAAAGAAGGATATGTGAAGTTTTCTCTCGCTCTAGACTTAATATTCTCAGAGAATTTTTCATCCAAGGTAAAATTAATATAAAAATCCATCTCTTGCAAATACTTGTTTATCAACTTGTTCATAATTGGTAAGTAGTATTTTACAATAGAAGTTTTTACTCCAGTGTCCTTTAGGAACTGAGAGGCAACATTATAATAATTTCTAGTATCTACTAATTCTCTTCTCTTGGAATCTAAATCTTTTGCCAGTTTTCTAAGTTCTTTTAGTTCCTCTTCTAAAGAATTCATATTGTCATTATTACTTTCTGCATCCTCAATTTCTTTTTCAATTTCATCGATACTATCTTGGATAAAAGAAAAAGTGTTCATATTGGAACTCTTCTTATTATTTAGCTCTAATATTTCTTTTTTAATAGTCTCAATTTCTTGTATTCTTTCTTGTGTTGAATCCAACTCTTTTTGAAGATCTAACAAGGCATTTTCTATTTCTTTTTTCTTGGTATTTTTAGAAGAAATTATTTCGTGTTTGTGTTCATCTTCAATATCTTGTTGACAAGAAGGACAAACATCTTTACTTTCAAACCAATTAATATCACCTTCGATTTTGGAAATATTATTGTGCAGTTGAGTGTCTAACTTTTCTAATTTTTTATTCTTTGTTACTGCCTTTACTTCATCACCAATAGATAGTGCAAGTGTGTTTAGTTGACTATCATACTTCTCGTTTTCAGATAGTATTTTTTTCTGTTGAAGTCTCTTGTCTTTAATTTTTGTTTTGTTTTGTTTGATAGAGGCAGACTTATCTTCATTCAACTGTTGAATATTTCTTTCTTGCAAATCAATCTTATAATCTTGTAACTCTCTTTCTTTTTCATTCTCAAACAATTCTTCTTTCAGTATTGTAGATTTTGTTTTAAGAATTTCATTCATGGCAGAAAATATTTTGATGTCGAGAATGTCTTCAATAATATCTCTTCGATCATTGGAATTCAATTGCATGAAAGGAACAAAGGTTGCACTACCTAAAATAACTGTTTGGGTAAAAGATTTAAAATTAAGTTTAAGAATGTTTTCTTCTAGATAGATTTGACTGTCTCTAATTTTAGAGTCTTGGTCTAACATCTTACCATCAATATAAACTTCGAATTTATTTGGTTTAATCGCTCGTCTTACCAAATATTCTCGTTTACCTATTGAAAATTCAATTTCGATTACACAGTCTTTTTCATTAACAGTGTTAACAAGTTGCGGTTTGTTAATTTTACGGAAGGGTTTGCCGAATAGTCCAAATGTTAGGGCATCAAGTATAGTAGACTTACCAGCGCCATTTTCCCCAACAATCAAAGTTGATGAAGTTCTATTTAACTGTATCTCTGTGAAATTATCACCTGTCGATAAGAAGTTTTTCCATCTAATCTTTTTAAATTCAATCATTTACGCACCTCTCAACGCAGAAACATACAAGTCTTGCATGATACTCTTTAACTTGTTTTTATCTACATCGATTTCATAGTTGTCTATATAATTTGTTAAAAGTGACATTGTATCTTCAGTTGCATCAATATCAGATGCCTCCTCAAAATCCCATTCAGTTGAATCATCTACAATTGATAAATCAGCAACTTCATTCCTATAAAGTTCATCCACAAAAACATCAAACTTATAAGAGTCCGTTTTATTTTTTACAATCAACTTAACATATTTGTCTTTGTATTTGCTTGCAGAAATTTTTTCATCTTCGTCATAATAAACTTTGTGAAACATTTTATATGGGTTTATAATATGTTCTAGTTCTAATGTTTCAGTGTCAAAAATATGAAAACCTCTTTTATCATTACAATCAACCCATGTAATTTCATATGGATTTCCTAAGTAATGAATGTTTCCATTGTGAGATTTATGATGGAAGTGGCCAGACATCACAATATCAAAATTTTTGAATAATTTTTTATCCATACCATCATGACACATCAATCCAGCGCCCATTTCAAATCCTGCGATTTCAAGATGTCCCATTGCAATCTTTGCTTTGGTTTTCTTTAAATGAGATATTGTGTTATCATAATTTTCTGAGTTAATCCAAGGAATAAAACATACATCTGTTCCATCAAAATTTAAAGTTGTGGTTTCAGTATAAATTTTTAATTCATCACCAAATAACTGTTCCATTGAATTAATGCGGTTTGTATTTTTATAATACACATCATGATTACCAATGATAAAATAGGTATCGTATTTCTTTAGGCGCTCAATAAATCTACTTTTAAATCCATCTAAGATATTATAGTTAATAAACTTTCGTCTATCGGTTACATCACCTAAATGAATAACCGTGTCAATTCCATTATCTTCAAGATAAGGGAAGAAAACATTATCATAGAATTCCAAAAAATAATTATGAAATAGAATAGAGTCGCCTCGGGCACCAAAATGAGTGTCCGTAATCAATGCAATTTTCATTATAAATTATACTTCCTTATTCTGCATTCTTTTCTCTTTTGCTTTCTCTTTCTTTTTTCTCTGAGTTTCTTCAAATTCAGCAAGAAATTCATCCATGTTACTGTGTATGAAATCTAAGACACCTCTTTTTACCTGACTATTATCTGGGCCGGCCATTACTTCATCAAGAAGTTCTTGATTTTCTAGAGATTTGTACTTAACATAAGATTGTTTCTTTTCCTTCTGAATTCTTCGAATAAACGCATAGTAAATGATTTGAGTAAAATATGCAAAAGGGTT